GCCCTTTTCGTACCCCATTGCCTCAATTGTGGGCTAATAAATTGCGAGTGTGGCAAAAATTGGGACTCAACGAAAGCCCGATATATTCATTTGTACGGAGGGCGCGGGCGCGGTGGCTCTCATACTGCAACAGAAATTTTTCTTCAGAAGCTTTTATCTCCTCAATATTTTCGTGGATATTTCATGCGTGAAATTTTTCATGATATTCGCGGGTCCTTGTGGAAAGATTTAATGGATAGGATTGAAGAAAAGGAGCTCCCAAAAGAATTGTTCCACATCAATGAGTCGAGCATGTATATTAAATGCTTATTAACTGGCAATGAAATCAATTCGAAGGGATTTAAAAAGTCCTCTGGCAAGTCCACGGCAAAATTAAAGTCTATTGCTGGAGCTACTGACGTATTAATCGAAGAGGCCGAAGAAGTAGACAGGGACGATTTGAGAAAGCTTGACGACTCGTTGAGAACGTCAAAAGCTGACGGGGTGCATTTGTACTTACTGTTTAACATGCAAAATAAAGACCATCATTTACATGCTGATTGGTATAATTTAACCCCGTGCGTTTATGAAGATTATGATCATATAGTTGCGCCAGAATTTAAAGAGTATCTGGACGACTTCTTTGAGGCTGTACCAAAAAAGAGGGACGATTTCCTTGCTATCTTTAGCGACTACCACGATAATGTTAAAAACCTTGATAAATCCACTATTCGCAACTTTATGGACTACTCCAAGGACGAAAAGACAATCGAACACTTTCTAAGCGATATATTGGGGTTGGTTTCCTCTGGTGCAAAAGGTCGAGTGTATAGATTGTGGGAGATTTATAAAAATATACCAACAGATAGGGAGTTTTACAAAATGTATGGAATGGATTTTGGTTACGATCCAGACCCGACCGTGTTAATTGAATTGAATATAGATAAGAAAAGGAAGCGTGTTTATGAACGTGAATTATTCAGGGAGCCAGAACTTTCAACAAAGGAAATAGTCGATTTATGCAGAGCTCACGGCGTAAAAAAAGAAATGATTATTTGTGACTCAGCTGAGAAAAGAGAAAAAAACGAGATGTGCGGACTCGGATTAAATGTTGAGAAGTCGCAAAAATTCCCTGGTTCGGTTGGTGCAGGAATTAAAATCGTTAAATCTTGGGACGTATTTATTCAAGAAAATAGCAAAAAGTATATTAAGGAAAAAGAAAATTTCGTATGGGAAATGACTTCCGATGGAAAGCCAACAGGAAAGCCCGTAGACGCGTGGAAACATGGAAATGATGCCGAACGCTACGGGCTTGAATGGTATGATAAAAATTATGGGTATCGGTATAAGGGTTAGTTCCAAAGAGAATATCCATCTTTCCAATAATCTTCTCTTCTCCATCTCCAAAATTCATAATGGTCACATATTACACCATCTTCTAGTAGTATTTTTCCGCCCTGAATAGTCATCCATTCATCACTTGAAAAACCTATATGTTTAATTTTTTTACCCTTCTCCATTTCTGCAATCGCTTCCGTTTTGGTCATCGTTTCCTCATTATTAAATTAACCAACCTCTTAAACCATCCCTCTTTCGCCTTGGCTTGTAATTCATCATACTGCCACTGAGCCATGATTACTGGGCGGTTTTTTTCTATTCTTATCTGCTCTTCTAGTGACGGCGGATTCATTGTATGTTGAAGATACAACGAGGCGCGCTCTCTGAAATAGTCAGCAATAGTTTTTTCACTTGAGCATTCGGGGAACTTTTCAAAAGAAACTTTACGCTCACCAGTTACTGGACAAAAAGTTTCATGCTTGATTTTCTTCTCATTCTCCCAGTCCTCGATTTTCTTATTTGCTTCGTCTCCGTTCATAACGATAAATTTTTAAGTAATGCCTCAACCTCTATATGTGCCATGAAGTGAAATCCGACTATTTTACAGTTAATTATCTCTGATTCTTTTAAATTCCATTTCTTCATATAGTACCTCATTATAGATACTTCTCTAGACTCATCCGAAAGCGCAAAATTAGAACTAGCTAAAACCTCTTCCCACTTAACGCAAAGAAGTCGGTAATCACAGGAATCATTCAATTCCTTTTTCAATTCTGCATTCCCACCATTCATATCGATGTAATTTCCACCATTATCATGGGTTTCTGTATACGTTTTCAAAATCTGTTCTATCGATTTCATAACTGCTCAATTAATTCGTTTTCATACTCTTCAATATACTCGTTGAAATCCGCTGGTAAGTCTCCCGACACCTCAAGGATTTCAATATAATCATTATCAGGCGTTCGATTCTCAAGGACTCCGAAAGCTTCGCGAGACTTAAAAAAGACGCTCACTTTGTGTTCTCTCGATTCGCCCTGAATTGTTAGGTTTGCTTTTGGCATGATTGCTTTGTGTTAATATTATATTTTCAAGATAATTGACATACTCCCTTACAAACTCGACATCACCATCGGAGCACCTCTTCATTGTTTTTTTGTCTTCTGAAATATTAAATTCGAGCCTAAGGTCTGTTTTTGTTTTTGGCATGGGTTCTCTGTGTTAATAAAACAACCCCGCCTTTCAGAACGGGATTGTCATTTTTAGCGTTAAATAAATAAGAACCTTAGTTTTTGTCTTTTCGGACAGTTCAAAGTTAATCAAATTTTATTAACCACCAAGAGAAAGCATAAAAAAACCGTAAAATAAGTGACAGTTACCGCCCTAACTCTTATTTTACGGGAAACAATGTATAAAGATTACTTAAAAGTACATAAAAAAACCATCCCTGTTAAGAATGGTTTTAAAAATATTTGTGCTAACTCTGCATTAATAGCTTATTCATGCTGTAATCAAACCCTACAGTTTTATTATTAGAGGTAGAGTTGTCAATATCTAAAATTGAGTAATCTACATTCCGTCCTTTCCTCAAGTAGGTCTTTTTTTCTTTTGTCTTCTCTTCGATAACGCGGTTTATCATTGCGCTCTCGTAATCAATAAAGTTTTCTACTACATTAACACTATTCAGGCAGTCAAAAGACACACCTTCATAGGCCACAATGTCCGAAGATTCTTGATTGATGCAAACATTTGCTTTTGTTTCGGCCACTTTCTCAACCGCGAAGGATTGAATGGAAAAAACAAAAGCGAATAACATGATCATAATCAAATTTTTCATCTAATTGAATTTTTAATTAATATTAATTTGAATTCAAATATACAACTATTCCCCAATTAAACAACACTAGCACCAACAGCATTTTGATGCGCCGTAAGTCCTGCAGCAACATCTACTATTTTAACAACAATAGGAGTGCGCCTAATCTCGTCCTGCACATCGTTTGGCGTTGTACTACCTTGACTACTATTCGTCGCTATTTCACCCCCTCTAGCGGCGTGAGTTACTGACCTATTGCCAAAGGCTCTACCTCCAAAACTTTCGTTAATAGCACTAAGCGCATTAATTCGGTCGGATGCATCTTTCTTAAGTACGTAGAAATTCTCATCCCGCTCAACCTCAATCCTTGTCCCGTCAGAAAATACCCCCTTTGTGCCACCGCTTGCGTGAGAACTACCGCCAAATGTTCCCATTTTTGCTTGTCCACCCGCTGCGAATGATTGGTTTTTAATTGCAGAAATTTGCAAGCCTGTTGATATTCCAGCCGCAACACCTGCCGCAACTCCTGCGGGAACAAACGGAACTGTCGAAAGAGCGTTGAGGATTGCAATACCTCCGCTAATAATAGCTTGAGTGATTGCGATGCGTTGTTGTTTTTTTGCGTATTTTTTTCTTATTTGAAGCTTTTCCTCTTCTGTTAAATTCTCATTAGCTAATAGCTTTTGTTTTTCCTGTTCCGAAGTGTGTAATCTGAAATTCAACACGTCCTGAAATACTCCCACGGCAATCATTCCTGTTTGTTGTACTTGTTGTTGACGAAATAAAGCAGCCTCGGCTTCTGCCTCGTTAAGCTGAGCCATCTTCGACATGTTGTCCTCAAAAACAGCATTTGCCGCCATTAAATGAGCGTTCATTTCGGTGTCAATCGCAGCTAATTCCGCGTCCAAATCGGACTCCCTTCGTGCATTATCCTCGTCTGAGAATTTTTTTCTGGCCGCATTTAATTCCTTTTCAGCCTCTTCCATGTCGGAAACTGCTGCAATCCTCTCTCTAATTACTTCAAGCAATCTATTTGTTGCTCTTTCAGACAATCCCAAACCAAATGCATAGGCCGCTGACTCCTTATTATTCAACCTTAACAGCTCGTTTGTGTCTACTTGTATTTGATAATTATCTTCAAAGAGTTCTATTTGCTGGTCGAAACTTTCCTGAAGAAGCTCGTCGGTTTTTTCAAATATTTTCTGCCTCTCTTCGAATGTCTTTAAATCATCCTTGATTAAAATCTCATTAGCTGTTTTACGCTTGTCGCCAACATCAAAAACAAAGTCCAATTCCTGCTCGAATTCATCCAGCCTAATTTCACGCCTCTTTTTTGCGCTCTCAAATGTCACCTGAACAAGTCGCGTTTGTGATTCAATTTCGGCGGCCATTGCTTCGGCCTGTTCTTTTCTAAGTTCGCGACTTATGGCTCCATTACGCTTAGCTATTTCAATTCGTTTATTTACTTCCTTCAGTATTCTTTGAGAACCTTTAACTTGAATCTCTGCGGCCTCCTTAGATGCTTTTGCGGCCAATTCTAAGGCTTCTTTTTGTCGCTTGAAGGAAAGTGTCGCGTCGTCAGCAATAGCCGATTGCTCCTCATACACTGCATTAAGACGGGCAATCTCTTTAGTGCTTGAGATTGCTGCCTCTTCAATCTCTGTTTGCAATTTTTTAAGCTTGACCCCCTCATCATAAGCATTTTTCATTTCCTCGCCCATTCCTTTAAATGCTCCCTTTCCTTCGTCGATTGCTTCATTTAAACTAATCTGACCCTTAAGGAATTTAGCCGCAATGTTAACAAGGCGTTGAACCCTCCCTATCACCGTTTCCATCACATTTGAAATGCCCTCGAATACTTCGGAGAAAGTGTCCATTATACCCTCGTTTCGGCTTATTGCTTCGGATAATAATTTTACGCCTATAACAAGCACCGCAATCAATGCGCCTAATGGGGTAAGGATGAATTTTAAAGCTGCCTTTGTAGCTCCTCCAATACCTTTAGCCATTTGGAACAATCCACCCGCAGCACCATCGCCAGCACTACCGACTTTTTCCAACGACCCGCCGAACAAATCGCTACCACTAATGGCCTCTTTTATGCTCTCGGTATAATTACCAACATTGTTTTTATTCTGCTCCAAGTCGCTTGAATGCTCGTTCGTTGTAGCTCTAAGCTCGTCAATTTGCTTATTGAGTTTCTTTGCTTTTTCCCTACCCTCTTCCGTTTCAAGGTTTAATTTCTTACGCTTATTGGTAAGTAGCTTCACTTGTTTCCCCAACTTGTCTTGACTCTTTTCTTCTGCTTGAAGAAATTTAATATTATCTTTTCTCTCGGCTTTATTTTTTTGCAGGGTGATGCGGTTGGCTTCAACAGCTTTGGAGTATTCCTCTTGGGATATTTCGCCCGCCTTAAGTTGCTTTTTGAGGTCTTTGTTTGCATTTTCAAGCCCAACAATTGAATTCGTCAAATCATCAACGTCCTTCTGTGACTCCGTAGTGTCATATATAACCTTTATAATTACCTGTTCTTTATCTGCCATACCTCAATAATTTTACTGTTGTTTTCTCTCCTGGTATAAAGTTTTCAATTACCTGCACTACAAAGATAGCGTTGTATTGTCTTAAATACACCATTTTTAAAAAATCAAACCCTAATACATCCAATTTACTAAGATTGAAATTACAAACTATCTGTCTAGGTTTATTTAAGGCTTTGAAATAATCATTGTAATAATTAACGGTCAAATTATCCCAATTGAGAGGAGTGAATTTTCCATTATACACATCGATCGCCACAACTCGGATTCCTTCGCTTGATTTTCGAACATTGTTTCCATCGGAATCGACCTCGTAAGTATTATACACTGCATGATTGGCCTTGTCCGCACTGCCCGCGTATCTGAATGCTAAATAAGTACTTTCATCTTTCAAATAATCAATAGAGCTATTAAAAAAACCGTCGCCTACTTTATTTATGTAAGTAATTAAATTTTTCTTACTAATGCCACCAATATTGGAGGATATTGTTTCAGAATCTTCGATGTATTTTTCTGTCCAATCGTATCGGTTTTGAGTAGATAGGTTGGCCAATGTTCTTAGCTTAACTATTCGATTAAGACTATCGGGCGTAATAATAGACAATGTGTATTTTATCGCGTCCCGGAATAAGTCGATTTGATTTAAATCGGGTAAATTGTCATATGTCTTAACTTTAAAGCTCGTAGGGTCGAACGAGTCCAAATCATCAAAAGATTTTTCCGCAATAGTCGTATATAGTAATGTGTTTTTAAACTCCAATGTCCCAGACGAAGAAATTAAAACTACTCCCTCGTTTTCTGAGGTGGTCAAATCATAGTAATGCTCACCATCTTGGAAGGTAAAAATATCATCACCAAACGTCATTGTCGAAACTCCGATGGATTTAATAACTCCCCTAATTCTAAATGAGGTCTTATTTGTCCCTACATTTACCGAATCTAAAGCAACCGTAACCGCATGTTCAAAGTCGTTAATCGTCAAATCTCCAACAGAGGATCCATTCAGTGTTTTTTCATAACTGGTAAAATAAAAGTTTTCCGAATTGGCCTGAATCGCAACGTCTTCGATTAGCGTGGTGTCCATTTCTAATGTCCAACCTCTTGATTCAAAAATATTTTGCAACAAACTCCACATTCTGAAATGAGGTCGCAAGTATTGCAAATCGCTTGCCGAAATACTTTCATGCATTTGCACAATAGGCCACACCCAAACAGATGAGGTTTTTTCTCTTAAAATATTATAATTTGCAGTCGTATAAATAAAATCATCACTTTCTAAATCCAATTCTTTAAGCTGCTGGTTAAGGTCATTAAAAAAAACCTTGCTATCGTCCGTAATCTGAAACATGCGTTTAGCTCCCGACTGCGTAAGCGTACCCGTGCCATTAAATAATATAGTTGAATCAATGACTTTAGCCTTGTAAACATCATCTAAGGCCGACGATTCAAGGCGATTTGGGATATTGAATATTTTATTATTCTTATCAGACGGAGGTATTTCGAATTTATTGGTTATATCAATAAATCGGGAATCAATATCCTCAATGTCAAAACCTCGACGACTAATAGCAATCACTCCGAAATAATCAGCATCTTTATTATTAACCTCTAATTTCATAACTAGGAACCTGTATTAATTCAAATCCAAACTGGTATCTTATCCCTCTTTGTGGATAAGTAACAGAATTACTATCGGGAGCCACTGCTTGAGTAGTCCCATCCTTGAAAATCCTTATGACTCGCTCATTTCTGAATATAGATAAAAATACTTGAACATCTTGAAGCGTTGAATCCTCGACGGTCAATAATACCCTGTCCTCTTCGTCATTCAAGATTGACCCTATAACACTGCCTGACTCTTTTTGCTTATTATTAAAGACCTCATTGTCATATTTCCGCTTATTATCCCAATCGGTAAACAAGTACTGTTGCCAATTACCATTAAAATCATACCAGCCGAGCATGTATTCGAACTGTGCGTAATTCGGATCGGCTTCGGATTCGGGGGTTATTACTTTGTATATCATTTTATTTCAAAATCTAAATGAATACTAACGATAGTCATTTCTGCCGACGTGAACAATTCAGAACCGAATACACGAATCGTATGGGTGGTTAAATCGTCTTGTATTGCTGCGGTGCCTGAATTTGTTAATGAGCCTGACGACCTAGCGACGTATGCCGAGCCTGAAATCCCGTCGAAGGTGTCGTCATTATCATATAATAACGTGCCGAATTCTCTCCCTGTAAATTTTAAAGCAAAATCATCCCCTGCACTGGTCACTGTTCCCGATATTCTAGCATCAACTATGCATCTATTTCCAATAATTTCATATCTAATGTAAAATACTTGAGCAACTGTAAAATTAGTAGTACTTGAAACTGAAGCAATGGTTCCTTTTCTGCCCTCTCCCAATTGCGTCATAACAACCTCACCACCAATATTAACAACCTCAAGATAAAAACTCCCAGTTCTTAAAAGCTCCCCAATATCCACATTGTCGCATCCTTGTATGATAATATTCATGCTAGCAACTGCCTTGGTGATTAAGATTTTGCCTTTTTGCCCAATCTCTAAATCCTGAATAGTTATAGTTGCAACCCCTGCGCCTGTTAATGTCACGGTAAACTGGTCAATAGCCGCAAACGACAGGATTTCGCTGCCTGTGCCGCTTATGGATTTCGTGCCTACCATGTCTTTTTTGAACACATATCCGTCCTGACTTCTTGCCGCTTTGTCTTCGATTAAATCGACCGTAGCGGTCAATCCGTCTATTATTGCCTGTTGCTCTGCTCTATTGTTGCTCATTATTGTCCTATATTATATTCCTCACTATATTCCTCAGGGTTGTATTCTGGAAGAGTTCCAACCTCTGCCCTTATCTGCACATATTCAGTACCTTCAAGTAAATCTAAATTATACATTAGCGCAAATATTTTGCCATAATTTACAGATAAAAAAGTTCCGAAAGGCATATTGTTCCTGATAGAATCTTTATTTAAATCCAATTCGTCGTAATAAAAATTATAAAACTCCCCTCCTGCTGGGTCACTGTCTGAATGCAAGTAGACCGCGCCGTTAGGATAACCCACATAATACTGAGGCTCTGAAAATGCATTGGTAAACTGTTCAACCTCTCCAAGTATTATGGCAGGAGTTATAATCATTGGGTTGTTAATAAAAGCATAGGCTCCTCCATTTAATTCCCTCCATTGTTCACGATAACGAATATTAAATTTAATAGCAGTATCTCCACCTAAGCCCGTAGACCCCGTGAATTTTGGAAAATTAACAGGATTCAAATCGTTAATTATAGATAAATCAAATATTATTTCCCCGTTAGCTTTCCCGTCGTCGGTCAAAGTGAAAGGAAGTATTTTAATATTGACATTAACATCGCTTACCGTATCAATTTCTAAATAATAATTTTGCTTGTAATTTATATATCCGTCGTCGTTGTTAAATAACCATTGACTGTTTATTCTGATTTGTGTTGTACTAATTTCCAACACTTCGGCGGTCACATTCAACGTAAAGGAATTTAAAAATATATATTCGCCAACATTTAAGCTACTAGTTACATCGATAGGCACATTTATAACAATAGTATTGCCTGCACCCTGTTCTATGGACGTTATCTGCAAATCCTCCCGCTTAAATGTCACTTCAAGCGGAGAATTGCCAGGGAATATATTTTGCCCTGCTATCTTAACTGGATAATCTATTACTGATACGCTCATATTCTTTGGCTACTAAAAAAGTTTAACTGTTTTTTTACGTCTGCAACAGCATGAATTTGCAATTTTTTTGTTAAATCCTTTGTGAAATCTGGTATTTTTTCATCAATCTCAAGGCCTTTGGATGGGTTAAGAAAAATGTCAGACCCTTTTTCAACAGCTTTCTTCTGAACAAAATAATTAACCCTTGCAATGTCTTTGTCTTCTGTAATACCTAACTTGCTTATTATCCACTGCCTTAAATTATCCACTGGAATGCCAGTGCCCGGCCCTCGACCTTTATCAAGTACCTCAATGTAATCAGACCCAACCGATTGGAACACCTTCTCGCTCTCCTGTATGGCTCTTAACGAATCCGAAGCATGACGCGTGTCATTTATGCCCTTTCGGACAAATTCATCCCTTAAAGAGTCGTTAAACTCTTCAAGACTATTGAGTATTATTTTTTTTGCGGTGGTCATTATATCGAAATAAAAATATATTTGCCCCTTTTATCCTTGTCGTTGCCCTCCCATAGAGGATATATTGATTTTTTTTCTCTTAAATAATCAATAATTTCATTTTTATAGATTATCATAGCATCCTGATACTTACTAAAAGTGCGTGATTTGCTTCCAGGTCTTTGAGTAAATTGATTTTGTTGGTTGAAATTTACCGTACCAATATTAGATTGAAAATCGTCTCCCTCAGTCGCATTAATAAATAGCCAGGCGTAAGCTAAATACTCAAGTACTCCAGAAAACTCAATAGTCTTTTTATCCTTAACGTAATCCTCTCCATTAAGCAAAGTTACATACTTTGCATCGGTTGGATTGTTAATTAGGTCAGTATACAACGAGGCACCAATAACTTGCTTTAAATGTGTCTTTCTTGCCTCCTTTTCGAATGAATCAAACCTAGTCGATTCAAACGTTCGACTAATTCCCCTCGTCTGTCTTATTCTTTCTAGTGTTAGTAGTGTCATTTTGCGAACTCCTCTCCTAATAATTTTTTAGCTGTTTCCTCATCGAATCCAAACAATTCGTCAAGCATCGTTAATGCGGCGGCGTATGTCGTCACTCCGTCTTTTACACTTTGCTGTATAGACAACAAACTTTCAGTGCCGCTGGCTGTTCCCTTTAGTTTTGCTTGAGCCTCTTGTTTAATTTTTAGCGCCTCTTTTTCTGCAATTGCAGGGTCGTCGCTTTCAATTTCTCCGCCTCCAGAACCTTCGCGTCTTGAGATATACTCCTTCGGCAATATCTCTAACTCTTTCCCATTGTACCACTCGGTAAAAGGCCAAAACATATTAAAAACTTTCTCAATCAATGTGCGCTCGTCTTCTGTCTTGGTGTTGTAGTAGTCGAAAGCGTCAGCAAATTGGTCTTGATTAAACATTCCGTCTTTTGAAACCCCACACAATATAGGGGGCATCTGGTATGCTTTGAATATGTTCGCCTCTGCTCTGTTTTCTTGGTTTTCCGTTAAGCGGTCAATGTTTTGTCTTACGTTTGGTTCAAACATTTTACCCTTAAACATGTCCTCATTGACGGCTGGAACTAACGCCCATGACTGGGTATTTTTCGCGCCTTTGTGATTCCCTTGTAATTTGTCTTTTGTGTCCGCAAATTGCTCATCGTCAAGCAATGCCATTGGCAGCTTTATAATACCACCCATTGCGTAATCGTTCTGTATACCTCGAAGTCTTCCAATTGTCGCCTCGTCCTCGTATTGAGCATCATTCACAGCCATGTCGAAACGACACACGGTATAAATATCCCTCTTTTTAGGAATAAAATACAGTACTTGGCCATTGTAATTCTCAATCCCGACCTCGTTAATTTCGTCAATGGCTTTTGCTGGGTTGAATTTATTGTATTTAATCACCCGATTACTTATCATTCCAACCTCATCCCATTCGTCAGAGTAATACAAACCAGCTTGAGCTTTCGCCCATCTTAACCCCTCGAATGGAATTTCGTTAATCTCAACAATTACACCTAGTCGATTGTAATTAAAATGGAATCCGCATCCCTTATACTCTGAATAGTCAGCCGTCTTGTCTTTTAATAATCCTTCAAGCGTCCATCCTTCACGGTTTATAATGATTTTATTAATATCATCACCAAATCCCAACCCGCTTAAAAAATCCGAATGAGTTACAATACATGCCGAGGTAGTAGTCGAACGCTCCGCTATTGCTTTTATTTTATTCGGGTAAAGATTATCGAGGTCGTAAGGGATATACCATTGATAATTCCTATACCTTTCAACAGCCAGTCGCTTGATGTATGCCGAGTGCTGAACCGTATTAATAGTGTACGTTTTTTTGTCTCCTTGATTTTTTACGTCTGCCCCGTCGCTATTGTCCATATCATTAATTTGAAACAAAGTTAAAAAAAAATCCCTATCTAATTAAATAGATAGGGATTAAACTGATATTACGTAACTTAATACGAAACTTATTAAACAAAAAGTTTTTCTTTCGCGTAGTCCGAAAATGAGTTATAAACAGCATTTGGAACCGGCACCCCTTCGACTAATCGAATAAGTTTTGAAGCCACTTTGTAAGTATTACTCTTTAGAGGAGTTTTCCCCTCTTGCTTGAGTACTACTTTTTTAAGCTTGTCAAGTTCTTCCTGCTCTCCTTTACCTAGCACTTGCTTAGTGCGTCTTAACTTATCAAGAGTTAAGAACGAAAAGCGGTCATAGGCTTTAATATTGAAGTCTTTTTGGTCTGGGAGCAATTCCTTTACAGGCTTACTCCTAATCAACTCTATGGCTTCGTCGATTAAAGCATTCTTGTTTTCCACTTGAGACTCATCAATTTTTGCGATAATCTCGTTCTTTGTATCATCCGACTTTAAGTCGATTTTTAAAATATCCTCAGCCAATTCAATTAGCTGAGGTTTTAATAAATTATTTAATTCACTCATTTTTGTTTAATTAAGCGGTTGGTGTTAATAAAGCCTCAAGGTCAACGTCCTTAGCAACTAATGCTGGCGCGTCAATCTCTGGGGCTGTTCTCGAATCGGTTGCGGCTGTGAATGCTATTGTTCCAGCGGTTCCAGCGTCGCCCTCGTTTAGGTCAAATTCATTGAGTCTCAACCCAATGTTATCACCGTAAACTCTTGCACGACCTTCAGATAATACCACGATAATAACAACTTTGTTAAATCGCATGTTTGAAATCTCCTCAACGTCAAGCTGTTCAACGGTTGCAACTCTAGTTTGTACCGTATGGTCAAACCCGTCCACTCCGTCAACCTGACGAATAGGAGCAGTTGCAACAATTTGGCTTGCTTTACTTACGCTGAATTTCCATGCGCGTTCACCTCCTGGAGGTAGAACAATTGCGCTTATTTCATTTGTTACACCATCAACGGTTATGAGTCCATCAATTTTAGCCTGTCTCCATGCTGAAAAATCCATGATGTACTCATATCCCTCGATACCACCCTGAACGGGATTGTCGCAATCAAACAAAATATCTTTAGTTAACTTGCAACTCATTATGCTGGTTCGTAAAGTAAAACCTCAGTAGCTTCTCTGTAATTCGCATCAGCTTTAACATCGATACGGATGAAAAAGTATTTAGAACCATTAGCTTTTCGCTCAATACGTGGCTTTTCGGAATTTTCATCCTGATCCATTGCCATAAAGAATTGAGTCGATGCCCTATCGGAAGTTGCAACACCACCTAAAACGTAATCTTTAGGCATTGAAACTAACCCTATAATTTTTGTGCTAATGTACACATTCAATTCCGCCTGATTCAACACACCGTCAAACGCTTCTTTAAGAGCAATATTTGCTGTTTGAAGCAAACGATAATCTGTCATGTTCATCATGATAAGATAATCCGGATTGTTGAAATACTTGTCAGGAATTGCCGCCCAAAAAGCCTTAATAACTGCTACAACATTACCAGCAATAATAACTCCTGCGGGTGTCACCTTAGGCACGTTCACGTCTGCAATAGCGCGAGTAACGATACCGTTGAATTTATTCAATGGGTCGTCTGCTAATAAAGTTGTATCGCCTTGGAAAAATAAAGCGGCAATTTGGCTACCCATTGAATTTGAATACAATGCTAAGATTGCATTTAATACCTCAGGCTTAATCATTGCATTGGTGAAGTCACCATCAGGTTGCCACTCTTCCCAAACATCGTTCCAGTCTTCAGGTAAAAACTCCTCGTACAGCATCATAGGCAAAGGCTCAACCGAGCGTTCGTCATAAGTTGTAGTTGCTGTTGCTGCTGAAGGCACATCCGCTGTGTAATCACCAAACGGACTGTCAGTCGTTGACATGATTGGAAGAGCTTTCTTCTTTTTAATCCCTGTCATTATATGAGCCAACGCATTTTGCGCCACTTCGTTCTCGGTGTCAAAAACTAAATAGATTAAATCTAAATAGCCACCGTTATAAGCTGAATTTGATACATCTACCATGACTAAGAGATTTTAGAAATTCGCTTATTAACATTCTCACGACGCGTTTTCAATGCGTCAGTCTGACGACCTCTTGAAGCCTTGCGAGCCTCTTTTGTCTCGTCCTTACTTTCACTACCGTTATTCACGTTAGTTTTCTTAGGCGTGTGAGTTGACTTTTGATTCGTCATTTTCTCAACCAAATTGGTCAAGTTCTCAATAGTCTCCAACATTGGAGTCGTTGCCGCTTCTACTGCTGAAGTGATACGGTCTTCAATCTCGTCGTCGTCTTCCTTCTTAGGAGGAAATTCGTTAACAATAGCAGTAACCTTGTTATCAGCAATGGTAACTTTCTTATTGTCAATAACAAACTCGCCAGTTAAGGCTTCCATAGAGCCTACTCGCTTAAGCTCTGTTTTTTCGGCCAACACTCCCTCGTGAATGGCCTGAACTTCAACGCTGCCTTGCTTCAAGGACACCACGTTTACTGGTTCTTTTTTTCCAAACATATTTGATTTTATATTAGTTTTTAATGCTGCAATATCGAAGTGTTCTTTTACGTCCGATACAATTTTATAGCCTAGCATATCCTTTGCGGATAATGTTTTTTCACCCTTCATTAAGGCCTTGGCCTCGTCATAAGACAGCCCCTCGACCTGTCCGACATACCAATTAGCGATTCGCTCCTCTTGAACCTTTAATGCCTCGGCTGCTTGCTCTGCTACCTCGCTGGTCACGTCCCATAAATCCATGAATCTAGGGTCATGCACAAACATAGTAGAACTCTGAACGATTGTCCTGTTCTCTTTGGGTGCTGCAAGGAATATTACGGTCATGATACTATCTGCATTGGATAGTATATGCGTGTTAATAGTTTTCTTACCGCTTGCATTAACCGACTTTATATAGTTAGCGATTGCAAAACCAGCATCAACATTACCACCTACTCCGGCAATGTAAATGTCGACTTGCTTGTCCGTGGCGTTGTCTACTTGCCACTTGAAGAAATCAAAACTATCTGACCATATGCGGGATTCTAGAAATATATCCATATCACAAAACTAGGCATAAAAAAATTATCATTTCTATAACTACGAAAACTAGTAATGGGAAATTTCGCTTATTCATTTTTTTATGTTTTTATTACAAACTTTCAAAAAAGTGTAAAAGTTAAAAAATAGACCCCTATAAACAGTGGCTTACAGAGGGTTGACAAAACCTTTTCGTCAGACTTTTACTTTGCTCCAGCACTTTCATTTTTCAAAACCATTTTTTCAAACCTAAAGTTCAAAATTATACTTTTGTTTTTTCAAACCTAAAGTTCAAACCTAAACTTTTTAAAAACACTTTCCATTTTCGAAATTGGATTTACAAAGTTTTACTTTTTTAAATCACTTTTCATTTTTCGAACTTTTAGTTTGAACTTTTAGTTTTCAAAAACACTTTTAAAATTTTGAACCTGAACTTTGAACTTTTAGTTTTTGATTTCACTTTTAAAATTTTCAACTTTTAGTTTGAACTTTTAGTTTGCTAAAAAGGTTTTGTAATTTCTTAAAAAAGGTTTTCATACCCCCTTATAAGCAGGGGCTTGCAGAGGGTCCGTTTTTGCAAATCCAATAGAAAACAAGATTTTTACATAAAAATTACAAACTATTTTGATTTTGATTCATCGGCTCCGAAGTTTTTGAAGTTTACGTTCAGGGAGATTTTAGAATCGATATTGACGTTATGCTCGTTATCAGTCTTATCTCTTAGTCCTAAATCCCTTGCAATAATTCCAGAATCAAAGAACCCTTGTGCGGCTCCAGTAAGCTTTTGATTATGGCAAGTTTGTTTAATTTGCTCTACGACTAGTGAAAAATCATCTGTTAAATCGTCTAGATACTTCCTATTAACATTAAGGAAAAGAGTGAGTCCTTCAAGAGTGTAAGGCATTTTCTTAGGTAGTTTTCCTTCTACTATCTCACCTTGGAATTGAAATATCTTAACCTCATAGTCTGGATTATCATCACACATTTGAAAATACTCGCAAGCACCATCCCATAAACAATCAGGTGTTTTAAATATTTTATCACGTCCATGTCTCGAACGTGCTTTCCAAAATTTATTATTTATCGGTGCTGCCATACCACAAAATTAAGCATTTTTTATTTAACCACTCGTTACGCATAACGTGACCACTATAACTACTTGATTATCAGACTATAGTCAGATGAAGCGGCAAAGTTTTTTGCTAATTATTGAGCTAACTGCTTGATTACTAGACCATAGTCACTTTGTACACTTAATTACTATACTTCTAAATAAATATAATTATATATATATAGTAGTATATATATGTTTAATAAATCCTAAAATAGTTTAAAGCGTTTTTAAGTGTACAATCTGTACATAAAAGCTGAAACGATGCATTATCAGAGGCTCTAGCCTCGTACAGATGATTTTTTTAAGTGTACATAAAATGCCACCCATCTGTACAAAGGTGACGCAGATTTGAGCGGGTTAATAGGTAAATATGAATAAAAGGAGAAAAACACATGTAGAAATTCGCTATGTATTAAAATAAAAGACTATCTTTGGAATGAATTTAAAAATTATAGAGATGGCACGAAAAATTTTAAAACACAGGTTTCGAAATGCAGATATCTGCATTTACAAGCACACTGATAACGAAATCGTAGATAGTTTTTTTAAAGAAAAACCAGAAATTGGCGATTTAATTATGTCGCACAACAAAAGGGAGAGAGGAAATGTCTTGCTTTATGAGATTGTTAGTAACAGAGATTCATTAATTTCGGCCGATTCAAATTACAATCCTGCCTTGGCTTACTTTGAACTGGAAGTGAAAAACGTAACGAACGATGATAGATTTTCAGAGGTAGATAAATCAATGCAATCACTTTATTAATTTTATCATGGAAAATAAAAAATTAATAAAGGCGATTATTGACAAATTTAACAAGGATAATGAAAATTATTCCGTTTTTCTTCATGAAGAACAAGTTGAAGTTTGGGATGATAAATGTATGAGCGGTAAATTCGGAGGCGTTGAAATTATTACGGCCCTGTATGCTGTTGGGATTAGTTCTTATTTGAATTATTCCGTTAGTATCAACAAAATTCAGTTAATTATACCTTTGTAGTTATGAAAATAAAAGGAAACTTAATCATTCATCTAGAGAGAGATGAGAAGCCAATCGATTACATAAAAGTCGAGGGTACAGTGTTGGTAATTCATGATACTTATTCGTTTAAGTATGAGCAAAAACCAGATTTCGAGGACTTTTGGAACCGATTTTATAACCGGGTAGACTTTCAAAAGTCATATAAAGAGGTCAAGGATTATTTTATTCAGACATTCCAAGGTAAGGATCTTCGAAGGTTGAGTAAGAAAACAGGCATTAGTGAGATTAAAATTAGCTCATTCGTTGAATTTAGTGAAATATCCGATACTAATCTGAAGAAACTATTCAGAGCTTACGAGTTGAAATTGAAAATTAACGTTAATGGCAGTTTCAAGATTGGAGATTTTAACGACGTTCAATTATGGATGCAAAACGAAGCTCGTGAAATTATAGCGAATGAAACCGTTTACAGTATATCGAAACGAACTGGAATTAATTCCGCTACTGTAAATTTATTTGTTTCTGGTGGAAATATTCCTCTTGAAAAATTGGGTAAGATTGTTGAATTTAAAATTAGTGTTTGATGGGACATAGCGATACAGTATTGAAAATAGTAGGATTCGAGACGGCAAAGAAATTGTATATATGTGGTTTTAGTACATGGAACGACTCATATGATATTAATGGACAGGTTATTCCATTAAGACAACAGGCGAGAAGAGTTGAACAATGTAGATTCCCTGCGCCGACATTAGCCCTCGCTCAAAAATGGTTGATGGATGATCATAAATTAATAATACAAGTAATTCCATTTGATTCTTGGGATAATTGGGTTTTTAAAATACTAGCAGAGGATTGTATGTCCCCGTTTTTTGAAGCTCATGACGAAATGAAGGAATTTAATTCCTACGACGAAGCCCTTGAAGCTGGAATTTTAGAAGCAACTAATCTAATTAAGTAATGAAACACGACCAATTACAAGGATTCTGCTTTCGCTGGCTCTGGAACACTCACCCCGAATTAAGAGGCTTATTCTGGGCTAATTTCAACGACATTAAGCAGGTCGAGAAGATAGTCGGTAATGTAGGCAACAAAAAGCGCATGATAATACTTAGCTTAATGAAAGGTCTTGGAATGGTTAAGGGTATTGTTGATTTTACATTCTATTACGCAGGGGTATTGTATGTAATGGATTTCAAGGTCGGAAATGACCGAATGAGTAAGGAGCAAAAGGCACACATCCAACAAGTAGAAAAACAAGGAGGAAAGGGCTTCGAAATTCGTTCGCTGGAGGAGTTTATTGATATTGTGGAGGGGGTTCTTTAGGGGAGTAACGTATAATAATATGAATAGTGCGCCCTCGCATACGCACTACATTACATACGAGATATAAACCTCCACGTTTGCGAGCGTGGGCAACACTTAAATAAAATGGCAAATAAAGTAATTATTACAGGATTCAGCAACGCAGGTAAACAAGGTGTTACATTACACACAAATATTCCAGCAAAATTAAAAACTGGAAATGTAAAAGGAACTTCAATGTGGGTTTCATGGGACAAAATAGGTGCAGCATTATTAGATAATTACACAGAAAAATGTGAAGTTGCTGACCTTAAAGAATTGCGTGGGGAGGAATAAAGTTGATACGAGCTACAGCGCATTATTTATATTATGTGTTGTAGTTTCGTTTTAATGAACTACAACAGTATGAGGCTATTCACAGTAATTTTAATGAATTAAAAGAACGAATGATTATGAGTAAGGAAACTATATTTAAAGCAATGCGTGAGGAAATGCCTTGGGCTGTAATTGGTGAAGAAAAATTAAAGCCGTACATACTTGAGGCAATGCAAATATACGCTGAAGAGTACCACCGAGAGCAAGTTAAAAATATTGTTAATGATGTTGTTGGTAAAACTGTACGAGTTATAAAAGAGGATAGGCTGGATGATTCTTGTGCAATTGAAGACCACTTAAGATGGCATATTGGCGATGAATTTTTGGTGGTAAAAATAGAAATAATGCCGTGGGGTTGTTTCCTTTATAATAAGGAGGGTAATAACCTAAACTTAAAAAGAGCTGAGTTGGTGGTTTAATTACCGCTAACGTTTAGCTAAGAATTGAAGCGTATGTGACTAAGAGAATTTAAACAATAGTAAATATTAACCAACTCCGCAGTATGACTGGTATAACTTATGTGACAGCTTTTATTTTTAGTTGTTGTTATACTTTGTTTTTGAGCGGTGGCAAAACTTAACAAAATGGAGAATTTAGCAGGAGTAAAAGGATGTGACGAGCAGATTAGAATTGAACTTGAAAGGGCTGGATTAAAGCCCGTAAAACAAGAACTCGCAAGAAGTGAAGTGCCTTATACATTAATTGGTAAGGTTGGTAATTGGACACTTACACGGGCTTGGTACTATTGGGTAGCGGTGGCAGACGGCAACGGGATACCGTTAAAAGAAGCTACGGAGATGCATGAAAAACAATACCCTGACGAAATGTTTGACAGCCATAGCCGTGTGGGTAAATATGGTAATAAAATTAGAGTAACTGGGCATTGTGGATGCCCACCACCAAAGGAATGGGAAGAGAACGGATTTATTGGCTTTTACCATATTGATAGCCAAGCTGGACTAAACGAGTTTGTGCGGGTGGCAAATAAAGTATAATGGATTTGTTGTAAACGCAGTTGAACCAAATAGAATGAACAGGATTTAATTATAAACATACACAGCTTATTAACAAGTAATTGCGTTTGACAACGTGTTATATGCTTTTATTGAGCGGTGGCAAAATATAGAAAACATGACGGATGTAGGAGTAAAAAGATTAATATTAGTTACGGCGTTAGAAACAGAGGTTCAGGGAATGATTGCGGCGAATGAGCAAAACGCAAATGAAGGATTTTCGCAAGCTTATGATAAAGAACACTTTGATTTTATTGCTAGTAAGATGCTAGAAATTGCACACATGAATGATGACCAAGTAATGAGCGTGTGCTAATTGCATATAACGTTAATTTTAAGGGCTGAACGCCCTTCGGATTATTGAGAATTTTAAACGTGAAATAGAAATTTAACAAATTTAGAGCGATGGATAGAAAGTATGAGATTGAAGAATTAAAAGAAGCTGGTGACTTTTTAGAAGCAAAAGGACTAAACTTAGAGAACTATACAATTTTTGATACGAGTGGAGACTTTTTGCAGCAGATACCAATTGCAGGATGGTTAACAGAATTTGCAGCGCAAGCCAAAAATAAAACAAGCGAAAAGGAAGTTTTGCCTTTAAATATTGTTGTAGCTAGTACTTTCTTTTTCGAAGTAAATGGTGTGAATCGGATTATTACTGAAGATAATTATACCGCTGCATGCGTGAAGGTAGAGCAACTTTACCCAGGGCAAACATGGGAATACGTTTGCAGTATAGATAGTTGTGACTAGTATTAGCTACAACGTTAATTTTAAAGGCAGTGCTACGGATTGAGATAAACATAATTGATAATATAAATTTTAACACACGGAAATAATGAGCGATTTGAATATTGATAAAATGGTTGAAGAAATAAAAAGTGAAAAAGTTGAAACAGCTACTCAATATTGGAGCGGTTACAATAAAGGATTATTGAAAGCTGTGCAAGTTATTAGAGAGTACCAAGCGAATGGTGATAATAAAGAGCAGGAACAAGCATTGCCTTTAAATATTGTTAGGCAGCAAAGCGAACTGTATGTTTCTTTTGCTAGATACGTTGGAAATTATGGTAAGGGTAGTTATACTACAACTTACGAGGATATGTTTAAAGAATGGTGTGATAAAAAGAAACTATAGTGCCTAACTACCATATAAAAAACCAATACAATAACTAGCTAAATATTAAACAAATGCACGAATCAATTTTAAGAATTACGAATCAAAAACTTAAATATTTTAGATATTCTGAAAATACGATTTCAACATATTGTCATTATATTGAAAAGTTTCTGATATTTACACGCAAGTACTCACAGCATTTAACCGGGAAAGATTTTCAATTATTCCTTGAAAATTATAAATTCTCTTCAGGTTCTCAACAAAACCAAATAATCAACGCTTTAAAATTCTTTTATGAAAAGGTTTTAAATCGTAAGTATGGAAAAATAAAATTCGAGCGCCCAAGAAAAGAAAGAAAGCTCCCTGATGTTATACCTGAATCAATAATTAGGAGTAAAATAAATTCAATTACTAATTTAAAGCATCAAGCAATTATTGCTCTTGCTTATTCTGACGCGTTGAGAGTTTCTGATATTGTTAATTTTAAAATTAAGGATATCAATTCCGACAGTATGCAAATAAAAGTAATCCAAGGGAAAGGCAATAAAGATGCTTATTTGCCACTTTCTGAGAATATATTATTTTTACTCCGCAAGTATTTCAAAGCGTACCAGCCAAAAGAGTATTTATTCAACGGACAATCAAAAGCACAATATAGTGCCAATAGTTGCAATAAAATAGTAAAGCGTTATTTCGGGGAAAGATATACTTTCCACACCTTGCGCCACTCGTGCTTGACCCATTTAATGGACAAGGGAGTGAATCAAAGATTAATCCAGAAGCTTGCAAGACACGCAAGCAGTAAAACAACAGAAATTTACACTCATGTTTCAAAAACATCATTAGAAAAATTACCTATCTTTTAAATTATGAAAACACTTATTATCATTCTATCAGTACACATTTACGTTATTCAAACAAAATTGCTTTATTTGCTAAATGGAGGATCTAACTTCAGTTATTTGTCGTTAGATGAGCAGGGTATATTGTCCATTATTTTTGCGATTAGTTACTCTATTGCAACGGCAATAATATTGTACAAGCAACCAAACCCAATATTAATATATCTATACGCTTTTCTTGATGCAATGGGGGTACTATTGTATTATTTTACAAAGATCCCTCTATGGATTGGGGCATTTTATTTCATGATTTATACATTCTGTATTATTTCCAGCACGATAGCGTTTAGAATAAAAAAGAAAGACGAGGGATTCTCACAAAGAAAACTAGCGGAGGAACTTGGGGTCAGTGAGTCGAAAATTAGCCGAGCACTAAAGAAGGTTCGCGATGTATAGACGAATCGGAAACGGCCAATGGTTAGACGCGGATAGGGGCGCATTTTTAAATCATGCTCCTTTTCTTGAGGGGGAAACTGTTCAAACAAGCCAATATGGAACAGTCCGAGTAGTTGAATTCAAAGAAGTTGAGATCCTTCGAGAGGGTGAAAAGTTTATATTTCCAGCATTTTGCGGAGGCTTAGAAATTCGAAGTAAAACAGAATATGCCAATTTCATCGACTTCGAACATATCAACACAGGTAAGCGAAAAATATGCGACACGTGGATTTCTTTTAATTTAGGTCTTCAGGAGAATAGGGCATATATGCTTTTATGTGAAAAAAATAAAAAATATCCTTGCGGATTAAGGATTATTAATAAAAGATTATTAACTTAGTGGTCTAATAAATAGTAAAAGCCATGAAATTCGAAAAAGAAATAAACGATTTACTTAACCAACTAATACCTAAAGAGGGTTGGATGAATGACCTCGAACATGAAAAAATTGTAGAAATGACCTTTAAAACAATGGGAATCACTAAGCAGAAACTCTCTGACGATTTAGAGGTGGGTGTCAAAAACGGATATACTGTTGAACAACAAATAGCGTTATTGAAAGAGCGATAAATAAATAACTGATATTATGGAAGCAAAAATCACGGGTGTAACGCCCGAAATGTTGGCAGAGCTTGCTAATGAAAAAGTAATTCTTGAAAATATCCGATGGAAGCCGGACAAAGTAAGTCCAGGGAAACAATTATTTTTCCCTTATTTACCTATTGATTTTGTTAAACCAAGATTGTTTGATATTCTTGGTGCTGAAAATATGGAATTCATATTGGAGAAAGACCAAGAACGTTATGCTCTTGGTCGTCTCGGTATCCGTTTTTCACACACTCCTACTGAAATGCAGTACTATACAGCTATAGGAGTTGAGAAGGAGGGGAAAAACGTAAAAGACCAAGAAAAGAGAGACAAGGTCAAGTTTAAAGGTAATGTCGCCGACACTATAAAGTCATGCGCCGAATGGCTCGGTTTAATGGTTCCTGCCTCCGTTACTGAAAAATGGCTAACCGTAAAAGATAAAAAAGCCTACACAGACAAAGGAGAATTAATCGGCACAATTTACGAGAACGATAAAATTTCCGCTTATCTGAACGGACTGTCTCAAACTCGTTATTTAATATCAAAAGTATACCAGTTGAACAAAAAGACGTTCAAAGAGAACGAGCGTTTATTGCAATGTTTACAAGAATTAATGGAAGGGTTGAAAGATGCAAAATAGTAAACCAACTGTATTCGACGACATAATCGAAAAAGCCGAGAGAATCAATCAGCCAACCAAATTAGACGAATCAATTGCGGCCTCTGCTGCTGAAATTATCTGGAAAAAGAAACGGCTTAAGAGAATTACCAGTTCGAAAATGAAAATTTTCTTGACTCCTGGGAAAAAAGTAAATGAGCATTTCGGCAAAACAGCCATTGCATACCTCGTCCAAATTAAAGGACAACGCCGAACGGGCGAGTCTTTTGAAAAGGAATTAGATATATTTAATTTTCGTTGGGGTAAAGAGCATGAGCCACGAGCTTTTGAATTAGCGCAAGAAAAATACAAGGGCATTATTTCAGGTACTCAAGCGAATGAGATAATCTTTCGCACATATGGCGAAATATTTGGAGACTCTCCAGATTTTGAAAGCGAAGTACTAACGGGCGAAATAAAATGCCCCGTTGACCGTGTGAAAATCGAAATGGAACGCGAAAAAATCATATGGTACACCACCGCGAAAAACGGGGAACGTTCGTATCATGAATATTTCTGGCAATTTATCGGGCATTTTATCGGACATCCGAAAGCTGAGAAAATTGTATATGTAGTTTATGATGCGTACACCGATGTAATTTATCCGCACGAGCTACAAAGAAATGAAGTCCTTGGAGAGATTGAACAGGCCGAGGCGCGTTTGGATTTTGCTGAATCTGTTCTATTAATGAGCGAAATTGAGGGCTGGAGCAATAGGCCTATTATTGAGATAAATGAGTTATATGAGAAACAATTAAATACGGAGAAAGATGAGTAACATTAGCGCAAAAGTGAACCTTAGGCAATTGAAGCATAAGGTAGTAGAAAAAGACGGCAAGAGATACATTGTATTAGCCGTTGAGTCCAATCATTTATTCGTTGGAGAGAAAGGTATCTATTTGGATTTGCAAGGGTTTGAAATTAAAAACAAACAAGACGATTCAAAAGACACCCACATTGTTAAGCAATCTTTGCCTAAAGATGTTTACAGCAAAATGACCGACGAACAAAAAAAGGCAACGCCGATATTAGGTAATATGATTTTATGGGGTGGAGGCTCACATAGTGAACCTGACCCTGTTGATGACGGATCACTTCCTGATGATTTGCCTTTTTAAAATTTACACCACCCCGCTATTTTCGAGTAGTGGGGTTTTTGGGTGAACGAAATAAAAAATAATATGATTACACTAAGAACAAATAAGCCAAAAGCAAGAAAAAAGCATGTGTGTAATTTCTGCTTTGGAATCATTAAAAAAGGAGAGGTTTATGCTAATCAGGTTAACGTCCATGATAATGAATTGTATCATTGGAAATCGCATAAAAAATGCAGCCTTATAGCGAATAAGTTAAATATGTATGATGATGTAGAAGGATTGGATGCTGATTCGTTTCAAGAGTTTATTCATTGTGAATATAACGAGATAAACCCAGAAGGTAAACATAAAAATTTTGATAGTATTCTTAATTATGTAATTGATCATCATGAAATACAACCTCAGAAATCCCGAAAAGATAGCTAAAGTACTTAGTGAAGGAGTTTTATTGCGAATCCTTTCGTCGCTAGGAACTGCTTTTAAGTATGATAAATTAGACGAACGAAAGTCAAGCCCTCATAACTTATTATTCATAGATGATTCTTGCGAAGCGTCTGGATATGTAGTCTTTCACATTATCCGTAAATATAGAGATACTTATTTCCTTGCATTTAAGGAGTTTATTAATTAGGTTATGTACGAATTGTACGACTACCAACAAAAAGCCGTTGCTCAAGTACATGAAGTATTTGCAAACGGGATTAAGCGCGTATGCTTACAGAAGCCCACAGGCGCAGGAAAGACCGTCGTGTTTACTCATATAGCCTCAATGGCTGCAAAGCGATTTAAAAGGGTCACGATTATCTCACATCGCATTGAATTACTTAGTCAAGCTGGTGGAACTATGCAGGAATTCGGAATCAATCCACAGCTAATAACAGCAAAAACAAAGCATGTGCATGACGTTTCGGTTTCCATTGCAATGACTGGTACTTTAAAAAACCGATTGGACAAGATTTCTTGGCGCAAGTGGTGGGATAAACAAGATTTGATAATAATTGACGAATGCCATAGGAGCGATTTTAATTGGCTCAAAGACTATGAGCAAGGTAAATACAAGATAGGGGTCACAGCAACGCCCCTACGCTCTGGAAAAATGCCTCAGTTATCAAGTGAGTACGACGCATTAATTGAAGGATTGCAAGTTAAAGAACTAATCCAGCGTAAAAAATTGGTGCCAGATTATTATGTCGGATTGCCTGTTGAAATGACTGGAGTAAAAAAGGACAGTTATGGAGAATACCAAAACGAGGCCATGTTTGACAAATTCAATACTACTAAATGTTACGCTGGTATTGTTGACAATTGGGTTAAGTACGCGAATGGGCTTTGTACTATCGTGTTTTGTATTAACATACAGCATTGTATTAAAACGGCTGAAGAGCTAGACAAGGCAGGAATAAAAGCGAAATTCATTACAAGCCAGCCAGCAAAGCCGAACCTCCCAAAGAATTCAGAGGAGGACGACCCTGCCAGTTGGACTAAATATCGAAGAAAAACCAAGGAGTTCGACGCTTACGTTAGCGGATTCTCAAAACATTCCGGAAATCGTGAGGATGTAATTAACGAATGGAAGCGAGGCGAGTTCCCTGTCTTAATTAATGCAGGAATTGCCGTCGAAGGATTCGACCATAAGCCAATAATGTGTGTTGCAATACTACTTGCAACCACCTCACTAAATAAATGGTTGCAAATGGTCGGGCGCGGCTCCCGTATTTATACAAGTAAAGAGCAATTTGTTTTATTAGATTTTGGAGGTAATGCGGATAGGCTAGGACACTACCAAGCCAATAGACAATGGGCTTTGAATCATGATGAACGAATCTCCACTGGCAACACCCCATATAAAAACTGTCCTACGTGTGATAGTTTGATATTCGTCGCCTCAGTTATATGTGAATTTTGCGGGTACGAATATCCAGAAAAAAAAGAAGCTGAATTTATTGAATTAGTTGCTGCAAAGACTGAGGGGCAGAATGCGCGGACTATAAACAGCAAAGAAATGTCGCATAAGGAACTAGAAGTATTTGCCCAGCAAAAAGGCTACAAGTCGAATTGGATTTGGCGCACTATTTACGCAAATGAAAAAGAGGAGGGATTGAAAACATACGCAAAGCACAAGGGATATTCTGTAAAATGGGTAAAACTTCAAGTAAAATCATTTGCGCGTTAATAAAATTACGTTAACTTTACGCCATTAAACAAAACTGATATTATGAAATCTATACAAGTAGCAAAATTCATTGCTCATATTGAAAAATCAGACGAGCAAATCTTTAATCTTCAATATTCAAAGACGCATTTTGTCAACATGCCAAAAGATAAATTATTAAATTATCTTAAGCAAGACTACGCAAACGAATTGTGCATTGAAGCCAATCGCAAAATGAAGATGTTCGGAGTGCTTGCAGTTGAATTGCTTGACACTTTGAATGTGAACAAAACCGTTTTTTCTTACTTAATGTCTGGTAAGCTTCGGTCTTACAAGCATATTAAGGACCGTGTTTTTTTCTGCAAATTAATTGACGACAAAATTAAGGACTTATGCTAAAAACAGCCGAGAATTATTATAGTTCCGGCTTGCATGTAATTCCTGTTGTTGAGGGAGCGAAACACCCAAAACTTAAAAGCTGGAACCCTAAAGAGCGGATAAAAGAGTCTGAACTATTCGAGCATTTTATAAGTAAATCAAGCATAGGTCTTGTCTGCGGGTATGCCTCAGGAGGGGTTGAGGCTATTGATTTTGACAATCATTTTGGAGATGCTGAAACTGTGCTCTCAGAATTCGGAGCTATTGAGGGAGTTTCCGAGTTGCTTAATTCTTGTGTGCTTGAAAGCACCCCGTCAGGTGGTTACCATTTAGTTTATAAATGCAAGAAAATTGGGAACAATAAAAAACTTGCTCGTCGATTAAATGATAAGAAAAAGCCAGAGGCATTAATCGAAACCCGTGGCGACGGAGGGTATATCGTTTGCGCTCCTTCTCAAGGTTATGAACTTATTCAGGGAGATTTTAACAACATCCCAACTATAACAGTAGACGAGCGCGATTTGTTATTGACCGCAGCAATGGCATTGAATGAATATCACGTCGAAATTACCGAAGCTGACCCAATCAGAGGCGATGGACAAGGCGAAAGACCAGGCGATATATTTAACAATTCACCAGAAGCAGCACAAAAAGCATTAGATTGCTTACTTTCTCATGGATGGAAGCAAGGGACGAATAAAAAACATTTAGTTAGGCCTAATAAAAATATTAAAAACGGAATTTCTGCCACGTTCGGGCAGGTAGCTCCTGGCGTTTTAAATGTCTTTTCAAGTAACGCTCACCCCTTTGAAATTCCATCGGATAAAACTTCGGCTGGATTCGGCCCTTACCGAATACTCGGACTGCTCCAATTCAACGGAGATTTCAAAGCATGTTCGAAAGAGCTTTATTCCCAAGGGTACAAATCCAAGGATAAAAAAAAACTCTCAAAAAGCCAGAAAACACAAATCGACAAGACGGTAAAAACGAAGTTAAAAGACGGTCGGTTAATGTCCCCAATGGAAATGAACGAGGTCGCGAAAAAACTAGATATTCCCGTAACAGAAGTAAAATCCTATGTCCAAGAATCGCAAGCATCCCAAAAAGAATTGGAGGATTATGAGAATTGGCCAGAGGTTGCAAAGGTTGAATATTACTTGGCTAAGAAATACGAATTTAGAATTGATATAGTTCGACGAATTGCCGAAATGCGAAATGTAGGACAAGGAGATTGGGTCGATTTAAACGAGCATGAAGTTTTCAGACATCTTCAGCACGATGAACCAAAAATAAAATACTCATTACAGGGAATTAAGAGTTTGTTAAAGTCTGATTTTGTTTCGAGATACGACCCATTCATTGAGTACTTTGAAAAAATAGAAAAGTGGGACGGAGTTGATCACATTGCAAAACTTTGCGCATTCTTAAAGACCGACGACGACGAGTATTTTGTTGAGATGCTAAAAAAAGCACTAGTAAGGACGATAAAATGCGCATTGGAGCCAGACTATTATAATCGTATAGTATTAGTATTTTCAAGTGAAGCCGAAGAGATTGGCAAGTCTCGTTTTTTTATGTGGCTAAACCCATTCAAACATTTGTATTATTCTGACGAAATTTTAAGGGACAATAAAGACAGTCGTTTAGCATTGTGTGAAAATTTTATTTATAATTTGGAAGAGTTGGACGGGCTAAATCGTCACGGTTCAGCAAAACTTAAGGCAACAATTTCCACTCGTGGAGTAACTGACCGATTACCTTATGCCGAATCAAAGTCGTATTTTCCGAGACGTTGCAGTTTTTTTGGCTCAACTAATCATACCGAATTTTTGTTGAATGATAAAAATACACGATGGTTGCCTTTTAAAATTGAATCAATTGATTGGAAAGGCTATATTAAGGCCTGTGATACTCAAAAAATATGGCAGCAAGTCTATGCATTATTTATTGACGAATCGTTCGAATACGAACTTTCTGATACGGAAAAAAGCACAAGGAACGAGCGCAACGAGGAATACAGAATCGAAGACATTGAAGAGGGAATGATTAAGAAATATTTTGAAATGAGCCATGACAGGTTTATGAGTTCATCCGAAATATTAAAGGCCGTTCAGGAGGTCTCAGGAGGGATAAAAATATCTTGGAATAGCGTACAGCTCGGCAAGACTTTAACGAGACTAGGCTTCTTAAGAAAGCGCCAAGGAAGCCAAAGAGGCTGGGGTATTGATTTTGATGCAACGGGAGTAATTGAGAAAAAATAATTATTATGAAGAAAATAAAAAAAGTATTTAGCGACGTAGTGTATTTATCGGCGATTGTGTTTCTATTTGTTTTAACATTTAACGCTACTTACAGTAGATTTAAGACTAAAGAAATTGTATTCAATAGCGAGTATGAAATTATTTACAAATCGTCTAATCACATAGGCAAATGCGATGGAATTATAGTTGATTCTGTTTGGTATTTTATAGAAGTTCGCGTTTATAACGTTGATGAGAAAGTTTATATAACCAAAGTTAATAGCACTAAATAGCTTTTTTAAACATGAACACATACGTAACATATTTCAAAGTATCAAACATAAAGCCTACTTACAAACAAGTAGACCAATTGGCCAAGGTGTTTGGTACTGAAAAAATCCAATACGGTAAAGACTTAATAGGTCGATGCTTGAAGAAAATGCAAGCTCACGACGCAAGAATGAAAATAAAAGAAATATTAAACTGTTCTTTTGAGGACATAAACATCAAGTATCATGGCAAAGATTAAATTAACAGAAGACCAAGAAAAATACATTGCAAGTCTAACAGACGCTTCACCTGAAGAAGTAAGGAAACATGTAGAGCTCATTAATAAAAAAATGAGTTCCGACGATGGGAACACGTTGCAAAATCGTAAGAAATTAGACCAGAAATTAAAAGTTTTCACAAACGAATTTAATGCGACTTGTGAATTCGATAAATCCACAAAGGATTGGACGCTCGAAACTAAAGAGCTTATTGATTTTCTAGTAATGCGCTGGAATACTTGGTGTGCTGAGAATGCTCTCCAAACATTCGGACCCGTTTTTCTTGCTGAAATTCGTGTTTCGTTAGCGGTGAAATTGAAAGATCGTCGATTTCGATTAGATATTTTTCAAGAGAAATTCAAACAAGTTCAGGCGGAAACAGTTGCCGAAGCTTATGAGAAAATGAAGGGGGTTAAAAGATGATCTACCTCCAAATTAACTGCGACAAAGTACCAGTTCCAACCATTAAAGAAGTTACAACCGCAAGCTTTTTGAAGCTTCAGGAGCTAAAAAGTTTTAATCTTATTGATTATTTTTCGATCGTGTTGGGTTATTCTCGCAAGAAGTCCTCCGATTTAGTAGTTAAAAACCCCAATTTTTTAGCCGAGCAATTGTATGGAGACATTCCAAACTACGAACTTTCAGCGCCTAAAAAACGCATAGTGATTAATGGCACTAATTATAAATTATCTGACGACTTCACAATCGGTGAAAGGATAGTAATTGAAGAGTCAGGGCGCAAGATGAGTGAGACCGACTTGTTGATTCTAATCCTTGCAGTTGCTTGTGATTCGGAAAAATACAGCGAATTAATACCTCTTATTCTTAATTCCCCAGCTCACTTGGTTTTACCAGAAGCTTTTTTTTTGCTTCGGAATTTATCGCATGGCAAGCAAAGAGGGGCGAACTTTATAAGGAGATTTCGCAGGATTATGATCCAGATAAAGAGCTTAAGAAACAGGCTGGCATAGAGGAGCTTTCTGAGTACTCTAATTTCTTTGAAATACAATTAGCTTGCGACATTCTGAACTGTTCGGAAAGTGAGCTGTTAAATAAGTCTGACGCTTATGTAACTAAACACTTGCTAGGTAAGCGAAAAGATGCTAACTTTGAAAAAAGATTTATGGAGTTGAAATATCCTAAAAAGACATGACACTAGCCGAGAAAGTTGAACAGATAGTCAATAACTTGTACCCAGAGGCTAATTTTATTCTAGCCTCTGAATTTCAAGCGGACTACGAGAGTTTAAAAAAGGATGATAGCCCTTATATTGTTCTAAACAATATGCTCGAAGATAACGACGAGATAAAGGATAATGCAAATTTCTACACACAGACACGGATTCAAATATCGGTATTTTTAAAGGCTGAATTTGATAATCCAGACAGTACTTCTGTGTCCGACAAAGCGCCCGATTCAAACACATTGGTCGAGGAAGCCAAAGCAATTTCAAGAAAGATTTATCAAAATTTATATCTAAGTACTGAGGTAAACGGCCAGCTTAGCGACGGGCGCGTGACCCATAAGCCAACAATTAAGGAGCTTAGCAGCGTTAGAACTGGTTGTATTTCTCTTGCGCGGTGGAGTACTAGCTTTGTTGTTAAATGTGGCCCGATTATTACCGAGAATGAATTAACATTAACAAGCGACGAAAATGGAATAACTGAGCCGTTCGAAGGGACTGAATTAGTCCCTGCAAATTACCCATATGCAATTAATGCAAATGCAAATGCTGGCTTTCGCTTTAATCGATGGCTTATTGATGGAATTGAAGACAATAAAAACCCTACATGGGTAAAAATGAATAAAGACATTAGCGCTTTTGCTGAATTTGTTGAAAGCTTACTAAAGCAATTAACGATTAGTGTAATTAGTGAAGGAACTACAAACCCAGCTCCGGGAGTTTATCAAAAAGAATCTGGCATCCCTTTCCCGATTACAGCAATAGAAACAAATCCAGAATTATTGTTTAAGAAATTCACAGAAAACGGAGACGACAAATTCGTAAATCCATTGACGGTTCTGATGCTAGATAATACGGATGTTGTTGCATATTTCCAAGCGTACATTCAAGATGTATTCGGAACAGCACCAGCAGCCCAAAAGTTCATTGACCAAGTAGGCAGTAATGATGTTACCTATAAAAATGTTCAAGTAGCTAATTTTGTAGGTAGTGGTGATTACGTATCTGGAACTATTGACCTCGATGAAACTACAAATTTTAGAGTATGCGGATATATCACGCAAGATATGAAGGATAGTAATGGTGCATTTTTTTCTGTAGTTGGACAAACGCTATACATTCAAGCAAGGGGCAATCAGTGGGGTATTAGATACGGCGGTTTAGTGGTAAACTTAACACCTACGGGTAGTATTCCAGAAGTTACTATCGGCTGGCACTTAATCGAAATAATTGATAAGATACTATACATAGATAATATATTTGCATATGACATGACGGCAGGGGTAATAACTCCTACATTAGGTATTGAGTTGGTTGTAGGATCTATTAATAAAGTGGCATTTTACACCTATATGGTAAATTATATGCGCGTAGAAAATCAATTATTTTGGAACTTCCAAGATGGAGACGATTCCACAGTAATAGATTCTAATGGAACTGGTAATGATGGTGAATTTATCGGAGGCTTATTATCTGATTTTAGAAATACTTTCGTTAACGGGTTTGATTCAATCTTAATAAATAACGGACACTCAAGATTTCAGGAAATTGCAGACGATACAAAATTCATCTACGCGCCTTATACGGATTTAGGAGTACCAACAAAAACAAGTTTTATTGGGTATGAATCACCTGTTGAAATACCTAAGAATGTAATTAGCAACAATAAGATTTTATACGATGGTGTACAAGTTGCCGGAATAGAAACGAATGCAACATTTGAAGATATTCATGATTTAGAAGATGATGATAATACTATAATCGAAAAAACATTAGTAGCACCTCTTTACGTATCAAGATTAGTAAAAAAAGGATAATGAGCGAACTAAGATTATACATAGTTGTAGATTTAGAAACTTTAGATAGCGTTATTCCTGACGATATTTGCGAAATGCTAGGCTATAAATTAGGGTCTATATTAAGAGATAAAGTATTGAGCATTGAAGAGTTGACGCATGATTTATTTTTAATATCGGTTAATTTAAAAGCTCCAAATAAGAATTGTGCTTGGTCGGGATTAACTGACGAACAATTAAAAAAGGCTGAGGAAAATTTCGGGAAAAGCAATTTATTAACCCGCGAGCAATGTGTTAATTTACCTCGTAAAATTTTCGAACAATGACCCAAGCAGGATTAAATAAAATAACACTATTCGAAAACCGTGATTTGTCGATAAATTACACGACACACGCAATCGCAACCGCAGGACAGGTAATCGAATTGCCAGATTTTGCCACTTTAGATATAGATCCGAATGCAATTGTCATTAATTACAGTATTTCAGCGCAAATATTAGACTTGCAACCCGTCGAACTCGCTTCATTAACTCAATCAATTTATGGCTGGATAGCAAAATTTGATTTTTTAGACAATACAACAAAAATAATTGAACGGGCTTTTATTAAGCCTGAACTTTCAGAGCTAGATAATAACACAAGTAATTCACGCACATTTGAATTGATTTCATGGAACAGGCAGGGATTGATAAAATTCGACTAATAGAGAATAAGGAAGTTACAAAGCTTTATCAAGAGGACGGAATTACCGTCGTTATAGATTCTGGTGGAAATGTATTTAATTATGATTCACATTTTCCTTTCACATTACAAATTCAGGAGGCTAAGAATTTGAACGGTAAATTAGGATTTGAATACATTTTAGGATTCACCGAATTAGACCCTTTAACCATTCAAAAAATTAGGCGCTCAATTTATGGGTTTATGTTGGTGTGCTTTTTTTCTACAGGCGAAAATAAAATTATTACCCTTCCTTTAAATTGGGACAAGGGCAAGCAAAATAATAATATTAGTGCTAGTTATTCGGTGGTTATTAGTAACTTCGTGACTAGTCAAAAGGCATTTGAGCCATTCTTTGATAGCGGAAATGTTGGCATTCCTTGGATTTTAGACACAGGATTTTGGGACGACGATGCTTATTGGGTTGACTCAGCGGTTTGGATTGATTAATTTTTAAGATATGGCTATAGAACAAGTTGGAAATGGAGATAAAGGTAAGGTTGCAAGGGATAAAATAAACCTCGCGATTGATGAGGCGAATAAAGTTGCGGCTAAAATGGATAAGGTACCAGGGGCCACAGAGAATTCACCCGCTGCATTTGATAATAATGGACAAGTCAAAGAAGGTAGCAATATTACTTACGATGCAATAAAATTCAATACAGACCCGCCAGTTTTTACCGAGGCTGGAACTATCCTCTGGAATAAAAAAGAATATACACTCGATATAATAACAGGCTTAGGCGCGACTATTCAGGTCGGGCAAGAAATTTTATTATTGTATTACAATGATACGGGCGCCCAAATTGATAACTTCACCACACTGCACCCAAAAGGGGCGGCTATGGTTGGAGGAATTGTAGTTCCAACACCTGAAAAAGCAAGCGCTCATAAATGGGAGCTATGCGAGGGAACATTAGCTATCGCAACTCACGACATACCAGCGGGAGAGTTAGGCTTCGCGACTAGATTCGGTAAGGCAAGGGGTGGAAATTCTACGGGATGGACTCCAGGCGTTCAATTATGGCTTTCTAGTGATGGTAGTGGAAAACCTACAGCGACGAAACCTCAATTTCCAAACTATTCTATATCATTAGGCGGAAGTTTAAAGGAACATGCCTCAGAGGGCGTTATTTTTGTTAGTATTACTAAATCAGTAGGCGACACATTCCACGATTCGTGGGACGGAGCGATAAGAGAAACGTTTAATTTTACAACCTCATCAAACGGCACAATAATTACTGGGTTATTGGAAAATATAAATCCAGCAAATAATCTAACCTTATTTTTTAGTGACGGGGCTGTCTTTTTTACATTAGATACAACGACCGCACCACTTACGATTGAATTGACGCCAGGGGCTGATGATATAGAGCAAAAAAATTACGTCTATATACCAATCGAAACAAAAGTGTTAACTCTTAGTACTAGCGGGTTCCCAACTACCGAACATTGTAGAGTTGCAGAATTAGATATACAAAGTGCACTAACAACTCAAATAGATGGTGGCGTATTAGGTAATCAAAACACGAATGACCATATAAAAAAAGAAGATGATAACGGACACATACTACATGCTTTTTCTTGGATAAGGGAGCAATACGCCACAATGCGTAAAAAATACGGTAGTGAATCTTCATTTGATAATACAGGAGGTAATGGGTATGTGCAGATATCAGGAGGGAGTATGTTGCAAGCGCATTTGCAAATATTAGATGCATTTAGTATGGTTGGGGGCGATTCTATACGAGTATGGAATGATTCCTCAGGGAGTAGACCTAAAATAACTAACTTAACGTCAATTACTTCATTTTCTGATGGGTCTTTATGGAATAATGAATGGGGGAAAATTATAGTCTGGAGAGTTGGAAATAAAACAGGTGAATATTCGCCTGTAATGTTTAACCTTCCATCTGATGGTTATAATTCAGAAGCAAGTGCAATTGCAGATTTAGCTAATTACGCAGACTATTCCATTCCTGATAATTTTAAAACCAAAGCCGTACTAATAGCCGCCTTTACGTTTAGAATTTCAGGCGGGGCTATAACTTACAGTACTGGATACGAGGATTTAAGAGGCCAATTACCCATAACCGTAGCTGGGGGTAGTGGTGGCGGTGGTGGCGTATCTTCATTATTAGCCTTAGAGGATGTTTTTATTAGTAATTACACGGGGAAAGCAGGTTATGATTTAGAAGTTAACGGTCTAGAAACAGGGGTTGACGCGGTTGAAAAATGGTTAAAATCCGTAAATGGTTTGTCGTCACTAAACGGGAACGTATCGATCGGCTCGGAAGTTGATAATAGTTTATTAAAAAAGCAATCTGTTAGGGCTGGACTTGATGCTAATTTTTGGATTGGAATAATTGACGGTATTTTATCTTTACAATCCGTTAATAATGCTGAGGATCTAAATAATGACTTAAGGCTTTACGCGGGTATTTTTGATTTTTTCGGAACAATGAGAATAGCAGACACTCCGACTACTGACCTTTTAAACTCTCCTTTTCTAGTTAGGACAGCCTCAACTGGTGAGATTAGAGAGTTTTTTGCATTGTACCAATTAAGCACCGCAACAAATACAGTAATAACCCCGACAGGAAATTACAAAGAAAATGAGTATTATATCACGGCATTAACGTCTAGTTTAACCATAAACGCTCCAAGCGCCACCCCATTAAACGGTAATACTTTAGTCATTAGGATAGATGATGATGGAACGAGCAGAGCGTTATCTTTTAATATAATCTACGAGGGAGAATTGCCAACAACTACAACAATAGGAACCACTATGTATTGCGGGTTTGAATATCACAGTACAAAAGCAAAGTGGCAATTAACAGGATTTAAAGAAGTGTAATGAAAGCAGCCAATATATTAAAATGGAAAAAATTTTGCAGCATAATTCCTTACGCTGATTCAGGAGTTGCTACTACGGTAGACCCTAGATGGGATTCAAACCCAACTTATTATGGTAATGGTAATTTTAAATTGGATCTATCCCCAGCTGGAACTAGAAGTAGTGAAGGTAATTTCGGAGGTATTGGATTTGCAGCATGGATCCATGCTGATAATTATAAATTTATTAGGTTAAACGCAAACGAAGGCACTGTTATAGTCGCTGGTAATAGCCTTAATGATACGGACGGGTTTTCATTAAGAGGTGTTGCGGATAATAGCGGAGGTTTATCGGATGGTACATTAGTTTCTAGCGCGTATACAGACGGTTCGGGTAATTCTTATGACGGTGTAGTTATAGGTAATTTGGTTTGGTTAAGGACTAATATAAAAGCTACCAATTATCAATCTGGCGGAGCAATAACAAACATAACAGGCCAAACCGATTGGGAAAACGCTGTAAGTGGTGGTTATTGCTGGTATGATAATCTCATAGTGCATAAAGACACATATGGCGCTTTGTATAATAGTTTCGCTCTTGATGGTCTAATAGTAAATAGCGGAGGGTACAGACAAGCCACGTTGGCCGATTGGGACGCATTGACAGATTACTTAATTGATACCAATTGGTGTACTGTTGATATATTATTTACCAACGTATCTAATTATATGAAATTAAATAGGCAAGTCAACCACCCTTTAGGATAAAAATAATGTTTAACTTTACGATATGAACTCATCCGATAAGGAAATACAGGATTTAAAGTTTGAAAGTATAATGATACTTATCAAATCTAATCAAGAGGCTCAAAGCGTACATAATGGGCACGTAAAGGATGCTTTAGATAGGATTGAGACTCAGACAATAAAAACCAACGGCCGAGTTACAAAGCTGGAAAATTGGAGGTGGAAGATTATAGGAATATCTATTGGAGTTAGTTCTATTTTAGTATATATTTTTAATTAAAAATTATGAGAATCTCAAAAAACTTTGAACTAAAAGAATTTATCATTAGCAAAACGGCTATCGATAACGCAATAGGCAACATGCCTAACTACAAACAAACAGAGGCTTTAATTTTCCTTGTTGGGAACATATTGCAGCCATGTAGAGACTTCCTGAAGATGGTTATTTGGATTACTTCTGGATTTAGAAGCGACCGATTAAACGAATTTATTGGAGGCTCTGACACGTCGCAACATCCAAAGGGTGAGGCTTCGGATTTAAAATGTAATGATAATAAAAAACTATTCTACTTCATTAAAGATAACTTAAGATTCGACCAACTTATTTGGGAATTTGGAGACGATAATCAACCTCAATGGGTACATGTTTCTATTTCGGCAATGGGTAAAAATAGAGGTGAAGTTTTAAGAGCTATAAAAGTTAATGGTAAGACTAAATATATTGAATTTAATAATTAACATACAATAAAAATGGAAAATTTAAACGGGTTGGACTGGACGGGCATAGTTGCCGCAGTATTGTTTTTGGGTGAAATCGTTGTACAGGCAACACCAACAAAGAAAGACGATAACATTTTTTCAGTTATTCGCCGAGTCATCACTTTCTTCATGAAGAGCCGCAAGAGAGGCGGTGGATTCCACTAATGAACCGAAACGAAACCTTATTAAACAAAAGAAAACGATTCGTAAAATTAGCAAGCGAAAGCCCACAAAAAGCCTCTGAACTATTAGAACAAGAGGCTTTGGCACTCAGGAAATGTAAAAATACTAATGACTTAATTTTTGCATTGTCTCAGATTTTTTGTGTCTCTGAGGCTACAATCACGAAGGACTTGTATGCAGATTGAATTCAATATATCAGACGTTTACGCGCCCTTATTCGTACCCCATTGCCTCAATTGTGGGCTAATAAATTGCGAGTGTGGCAAAAATTGGGACTCAACGAAAGCCCGATATATTCATTTGTACGGAGGGCGCGGGCGCGGTGGCTCTCATACTGCAACA